CTGACTACGGATCAGAAGGCTGAGAGTTCGAATCTTTCTGGGCGCGCCAAAAAAGCCCGCAAATTCAATAATTTGCGGGCTTTTTTTGTTGTTACAAAAACATTACGTTAAACGGAAAAAGGGACGTTAATCGTTTAACGTCCAGTTATCAACCGAATCTTTATCTTGAAAATCAAGCCCCAAGCGCAAGCGTGTAAAAACGGTTTCCCCTATTTTCGGGCTAAAGCCCTGCAAGCTGGGCGATTCCCCTCCGTTTTTACAGGGCTGTGATTTTCGCTTTCTTCTCCCCGACGAAGCACCTCGTAAGGGGTTGTGGCGCGTGTCCACAACCCCTTCGGGGTCGTTTCTTTTAAGGGAGAATTTAAATGATTAATACGAGAAACAAAGTTATCGAAAACATCGCCGAACGTCTGATTAAAGCCCTGTCCACTTTTGAAGGACAATGGGAAAAGCCTTTCTTTACAGCCGGAAACAATAGAAACGTTGTCACCGGAAAAGATTATCGCGGAATCAACGTTCTGATCTTGGCCGTTGCCGCCTTAAAAAATGGTTATAAATCCAAAAAATGGGGAACGTTTCAACAATGGCTTGAAAAGAAATGCCCCGTCAAAAAAGGCGAAAAGGCGACACAGATCATTTTCTGGAAACCGCTGATCTATAAAGAAGAAGTCAGAACGGAAAACGGCGAAATCATCGAAGAAGAAAAAGAAACGTATGTCGCCCGCGCTTATTACGTTTTCAACGCCGAACAGGTCGAGGGATACGCGGAAGAACCCGAATCGGAAAAGATTGATGTTGAAGCGGTCGCGGAAATCAACAAATTCTTTGATAATACAAAGATCCCGTATCAATTCGGGGAAAGAGCTTGCTACTCGCCGATGAAAGATTTAGTCATCATTCCGGCGCGGGAAAAGTGCATAAGCCTGACGGAATACGCCGCGACTTTCGCCCACGAAATGACGCACGCAACAGGACATAAAAGCAGATTAGCGCGTGAAATGGGTATGGAAACCGAAAAATACGCATACGAAGAATTGATCGCGGACATCGGCGCGGGTATGGTTTGCAGTTATATAGGATATGATTACGCTTTTTCAAAAAACAATCTGGCCTATTTGAAGTCTTGGCTTCAAGTGTTCAAAGACGATCCGAAAAAGATTGTCAGCGCGTGCAGTCAAGCACAAAAAGCCGCCGATTATTTAATCGACATACAGAATACAAACGGAGAAGCCGCCTAGAGCGGCTTTTCTTTTGTTTAATTTTTTTGCCCACCATGCCCGCCGCCTACGGCGACCGCCCCAAAAAAATAACCCCGCTTTTGCGGGGCGGAATTAAACACGGTCAATAATGGTCGGACCGAAATAACCTTTTTCCCAAACAAACCAAGCGTAACAAGTCGGGGAAGAAAGAACTTTGCTAAAATCGCCGTTCTTTGCACACTTGATCCTTTTTCGGCAGACGTGAATTCGTGAAACAGGATAACGCTTGAAAAGATCATCGCGGCCGGCGGATTCAAGAAAAGTCAATTTCAAAAAAAGGCAAAGTTTGTTGCCGTGATGAATAAGCTCATTTCCTTTTTCGATGAACTTATGCGCTAAACGATACGGCGGATTTGTCACAATGTCATAATAACCGAAAGGAAATTCAAACAGAGCGCTATCGTTCGTAGTGAACTCGTTAGCTTCGAGAAAATCAAGAGTGACACCAAAGCCACGATTGATTTTGTCCGACGAAAAAACGTGATAGCCAAGCTGATTGAAGCGTTTAGAAAGATGACCTTGGCCGCAAGCACATTCCCAAATCATTCCGAGGCGGTTAATACTCCATTCGGCAGTATTAAGCAGATCAGCGGCGACCGGCTCAGTTGCGTAAAAGTCTTCCGGTTGTCGTTCGTCGTTCCGGCGACCGCCCAGAGCGATGATGCTGTGAGACTTTGACAGATTCATTGTTCACTCCTTTGCTGACTATATCCTGAATAAAGAATACGCCTAATCATCTAGTTCCTCACCGGCCTTTTTAATTGACTTTACAACACCTTTGACAACGCTTGATGTTCCCAAAGTTGCGATTGACAAAATACCGTCTGTTTCATCTTCCCGGTCATCGGTAAGGCTTGATAAGTCTTTGCCAATCTCGCCTAAGCACCTGATCGGCGTTGAGGCTAAAGTTACTAAACTTTTAAATAAGCTCATTCCAAAATCTCCCCGTTTTCGTGAATGTTGCCGATAATATCCAAATCAAATTCATCGAGATTATAACAATCGCCGTATGTCGTTTTGATATAAAACATAGCCATAGCGTAATCCCACGAGACTTGTGCAATTCTGTCTCCGCCCAAACCAAAGTTTGTGTGTTTCACATAATGAACGATATCCCCCTCAAAAATCAGCTTGCCGTTCTTGTCTTTTAAGCCGGTGCATTGTTCAATAATGCAATCTTCAAACCTGGCTGGATTGGTTTCTGATGTCCCGATCCCGTCAATCGTTTCTTCAAAAACAAAATCTTTGCTAAATGTATAAACATTAAAAAGTCTGTGTGTCGGCTTGTGAAAAGCTCTGAATTCTAACCTATTTTTATTCATTGGTTTTTCCTTGCATAGAGGTTTCCAACGATCAATCCGAGGAAAAAGTCGAAAGGAATTTCCATCATTGCTGCCAAAAAAGCTGTTTCATGTTTTTCAATAAAGCTTTGTGATCCAAAGGATATTACGACAAGATCAATCATTATAATAAAAAATAAAATCAATTACTTAATCCTTTCGCCCAATTCAATGTCATAGACGCTTTCGTCACATTTCAAATCAGTCTCCAAACCAGAAGGCCATTCTTTCATTCTCTTAATCTTGAATGTCATTTTTTCAGGATTTTTTCGATATGCTTTTTGAAATTCAATAAGAGCGTTGTTTTTGGGTATCCAGAAACCATCTTTGATAGTTTTAAAAAGAGGCAAAATGCGTTTTTTCCAAAAAAGTGTTGCTTTTCTGAACTCGTGTTTTTTTTCGCCGGATTCTATTTTATCAAACCAATAATCGGTTAAAACGACTTTCAGTATCAGCATATTGTATCTCCTATGCAATTTTGATTTTTTCTTCAGTGCGGTAATTCGCTTTAACCACTGCAGCCGCAACCGCCGGGCAAACGGAGTTGCCGCACATTCTCACCTGCGCAGCTTTGCTTAACGGTGTCCCGTTATTCCGTCTGTCGAAAATGTATCCTTTGGGAAAGCCTTGCGCCGCATAAAGCTCATGCGGTTGCAGCATGCGCAGGCCAATATCAGCGATTGCATAATCTTTTCCGGCGATCCGAGCAACTACAAGTCCGGAATGGACATTGCCTGTTGCCGTGTTAAGCGGTTCATTAAGATCGGCGGACATTCCTGTACCATAATAATTGATCAGAAAAGCGCGTACTTCTTCCTCATTGTTTGTTCTTGTTTCGGACAGTCCGACCGTAACAAGGCTATGATGATCAACTGTAGTAATCGTTCCGAGCGGATTGTCGGCGCGTGTACCGACAACGCCGCTGTAATGCTTTGCCAAAAAAGCGGAAACAAGAGCGAATTTATTGCCGCCTGACGTAATAGTTCCTAAAGGTTTTACTAAATCCAGAACGCGGCGACCGTCTGCGTCGCCGTATCCCATCTGAATCAGAATGTTTGCGCAATCTTTAACGATAAACGGCTTTTTCGTGTTAATTACAAATTTGAAGATTCCGTTCGCGATACGCCGCAGCGTATTGTCTGAAAGTGGCTTGTTACGGCCGAAAATCGACGGACACGGAAGCGACCAGTCAATAATTTCGGCGGCGGTTCTATACGGTTTTAAGCCTTTTTTGCCATGGGTCGGTTGCGGCCAAACAATGGGAAATCCGTCGCATCGGGCGACCAGGAAAAAACGCTTTCGAATGGTCGGGGCTCCGTAATCGCAAGCCCGAAGCTCTTTATAGTCAACATTGTAACCGAGATTCCTTAACTCTGCGATCCAGCGACGGAAAGTTTCTCCCTTCTGCGCCGGATCTGGCGTATCGTTTACAAGCGGCCCCCATGTCTGAAATTCCTCAACATTCTCAAGACAGATAATCTTCGGACGAACTAAACGCGCCCATTTCACGACGCCCCACGCAAGTGAACGGATTTTTTTGCTGACAGGCTTCCCGCCTTTTGCTTTTGAAAAGTGTTTACAATCCGGTGAAGCCCAAAGCAGAGCTACAGGCCGACCGTTTGTTACTGCGACCGGATCGACCTCAAAAATGTCTTCGCAAAAATGCTTGGCCTGCGGGTGATTCATCTCATGCATGGCGACGGCTTCGGGGTCGTGATTGACTGCGATATCGACGTGTCGCCCGGTGGCCAATTCAATTCCCGTTGATGCTCCGCCGCCGCCGGCAAACAGATCAACGATTAAGTCATTGTTTAAGTTAAAATAAAATTGACGGCCTAACATTTTTTATCCTTTTTTTTCAACTTTAATAGGATTTGCGTATTCCCACAGCACCGCCTCACAATCATAAGACAGGCCTTTTTCCCACGCCTTTTTTATCGCCTCTTTTTCGCTACGAGCTTTGACTTCAAACGTATCCGTCTCATAAGATTGGCAATACGCAATAGTTACTTCGTAATTTTTGTAAGTTTTGGGCATTTTTTCCCCTTTCCTTTATGCCATAAAAGCTATAGATTTTTTATCTGGTTAAGGTAAGCAAGATAATCTTGTTTTAACTGGCGTTTTTCCAGGTAATCATCGAAAACTTTGGACTGCACGCGGCCACCGTTCGCAACGCCGAACAGATATGCTGAAATTGTCAATGCCGTTAAAAGTAACGCTGTCATTGTTTTTTCCTTTTATTTATTTTTTCGCAAAGAACACCGTTTGTTTGGGCGAGTCGTAAAGCGATCTGCGGCAGATTGCCGGATAAATCCACTTTGGCCGGCTTTGCTTTCGGTTTGAAAAACCTGTTGTGATATTGAACAAGCCAAACATTCATTGATGACAAGCGTTTGATTTCGCTTTCCCAACCGCCAGTCGGTTCGTTTAAAATACGCTCTGCACCCATTAAATTTCCTTTCCATAAAAAGGCAGGAGCAGAAGGCGCTCCCGCCAGTATTCCATTATCCGAATTTTTGTTTGAGAACTTTTGAAATGGCGTTGTCCGCCTGTGTTTCCGTGTTCTGACGATAAACGACATTCAAAATGCGGCTGTTCCCGGAATGGCCGGAAACAGAACGCATTTCTGCGTCGGAACAGCTTGAATCGCCCATATCTGTGATTAAAGTTCTGCGGAAGTCGATTAAAAGCATATTTTTAAAATCAATATCGGGGTGTTCCTCAATCGCTTTGTTCAAAATACGCCTGAAATTGCGCGAAAAATTATCCGCCTTGTAAGGCTGCCGCGTCGTTTCCGACGTAACAATAAAAACGGAATCTTTCGCGGTCGAATTAAGCATTTCAGCCAGTTGAGGAACAAGCGGACAATGAACTTCAACGCCTGTTTTATTCTGATGAACAACAATATGGCCGTTGACAATATCAGACCATTTCATTTTCAGAACGTCGCCGCGCCGCTGTGCCGTCCAACGGGACAGCATGGCAGCCAAAGCGACAGATGGCCGTTCCCGTTTGGCTGTTTCGATAAAAGCGTTGAAAGCTTCATCACTCCAAAGAGTTTTACGGTGCGGGGCTTTTTCCAAGTCAAAAAGCGTCATCGGCGAGTGCAAAATATAGCCTTTGCGGACGCCGAAATTCAAAAGCAGACTTAAAACTTTTATATGACCGTTCGCAACAAAAACGCCTTTTTCCCTGAGCAGGGAATCATAAAGATTTTCGATTTCTTCGCGGCGGATTGAAGCAACCTGTTCGCCGCCGAAAATTTTAAGGAGAAACTCGAAAGAGCGTTCATAACCGTATCGCGTTTTGGGTGACAGTTTCAAATATTTACGATCTGCTTTTTTTTCCATAATCAGAGCGTTAAAAGAGCCTTTGACCGGCGCTGCACGGCGCGGTTTTTGCGTCAGATTGACGTCAGGATTGTTCATTTTCCACGCTTGGATTTCAGCATTTAAAGAAATCGCTTCTTTTTGCGCCTGTTCAAGACAGGGCGATAACGCCCGAAGCTTAAAACCCTGCCGGCGCAAATTTGCAGACGGCTGCCAATAATAGCGGAATGTTCCGTCAGAGTTCGGACGTGCTGAAAAGAACTGAATTTTTTTGAATTTAGCCATTTTATACCTCTTTCTGTTCTAAGGACGGAAAGAGCCGGCTGATCCGGTTGTTAATACGCCGGAACGCTTCGGACGATTCGCGTTCGACCGATACGGAATTATCCGTTTTTTCCATTTGCCGGTCAAGCCAAAGGTCAATAGCCGCCTCGTCATAGCCGCCGCCAAGAACATCAAGCGGCTTTGGAAAGCCGCTCGCTTCCAAACGGCGGCGGTTCTGGTAAATGTATGACGTAGAACGGTTCAATTTGAACGCGACTTGCTCAATGTTCAAAATCTGACGCATATTGTTTTCTCCCTATCGAGTGAACCCGATAAAGAGAAAGTTATCAAATTGAAAACTTTTTGTAAAGTTAAAAAGTTCTCATTTGGAAAACTTTTTATTTTGGATCAGAACAAAAGTCCTCATCATTGAGAAAAGATAAGTGAAGCGATTTAATTTTGCGTTTCCAATCTGAAAATTTTTTTTACATCTATAAACTAAGAAAAATGTTTTGAATCAATCGCCGAATAGAATTTGAATCTCTGTTGGCTTCTAAATTAAGAGCGTTAATAATTTGCCTTCGGGAACAGCCTATATTGGTAGCCAAATCATAATAACGGGGATTTTCTAAGGACTGTAAAGCTAGAACTGTGCATAATTTAGCATCAGGGTGTGGTGATAAAACGAAAAAAAACAGAAAAAAGAGAAGAAAAATGAAGAATAAAAGAAATTTTTTAGCCCGTATCATTTAAAAAATCCTTTTCTTTTGAGGAAAGTTTCGTAATCGTATCCCCTGTCTTTAGCATCAAATCTTGACCAGATTCATCACAATTTCTGAAATAATCCAGAAGCATTCTTTCCCGATCAGTTAGCTGATCGGTTGGAGCTTCGCCCAAAAGCTCAGCTTTCGTGCAATTTAAGACCTTGGAAAGACGTTCTAACCATTCCGGCGCAAGTTTACGATGACCGTTTTCTAAATTTGAAACTTGCGATTTGGACGTATGCAACAAATCGGCCAACTGTTGCAAAGTCAGTCCGGCTTTTTTGCGCAAATCGTAGAGGGGCGTTTTATTTTTTTGCATGAAAAACATCTTAATTTTCCTACGTTTTTTTAACAAGATAACAAAATGCGAACTTTTTGCGGTTGACAATCAAAAAAGTTTGTTCTCAATATGAGAATATGAAGCTAGAAAACTATTTGATTAAATTTAGTGTGAAAAAAAATCAGTTCGCCGCTCAAATCGGCGTCCGGAAAAGCTCTGTCAGTATGTATTGTTCGGGCAAAAGATTGCCTGAAAAAAAGGTAATGACAGCGATTTATAAAGCGACCGGCGGACAGGTTACGCCAAACGATTTTTATGACATCGGCGACAGCGACGCGAACGCCGCCGCCGATAATGAGATGAAAGGGACTGTTGAAAATGTTTGAACCGGCTCTTCCGTTTCCCTTTGTTATCAAAATATCGCCCCGTTTCATTCTTCAAATTTGGGACAAGATAGGGGGTAAAGATATGATAAAAAACGACCAGACAATTCAATTAGGAAAACGGTGGGCGGCCGCTCTGAAAAAAAGATACGGCCGGTGTGTTAAAAGAATCGCAAACGATTTTGGCGTGGAGATCAGAACGGCCCGGCACTGGATCGAAGAAGAACAAACGCCGTATGCCGTTAATTTTATGCGGGCTTGGGAAATTCACGGGATCGGATTCATCAACGAAACCCTGAACCCAAATCAGAAAGTTTCAAACATGGAAATTCAAGAGGCTTTAGCCGAAGTCCGGTCTAAATTGGAAAAACTGTCCGACGAAATCGTCCTGCTCTTGAACGAAAGGGGCGAATAATGCGGGAATACAAGGGATTTCGCAAAGGAAATTATTTGAGTATCGCGCAAGTCTGCGCCCTGCTTAATCCCCGAATCGGGGACGTAATTTCTTATTTGCGTCTGCACGGTCAACGAAAAGGGGATTCACTTTGGATTAAGAATCCGACACGGAACGACCATAATCCCAGTCTTCAAATCCGGCTCTCCGGAGCAGAGGTTGGAAAATGGAAAGATCAGGCAACCGATGATCGCGGGGACGCTTTAGCTCTGATCCGATATATCGGGAATTATTCCTCAAATGAAGAACCTAAAAAAATCGCGCTTCAACTTTTAGGGATCGACGAAAACAATCCGCCGACAGAGCTTCCCCAAGTCAAAGTTCGCGACCAGGAAATGCGCGACGAATACAACGACGTTCAAGAAAACGCTTGGGCGAAAGACTTTTTCTTTCACAAATGCACGCCGGAGGTTTTAGGCTCTCCGGTAGACGATTATTTGAAGCACAGGGGAATCAACTTGCGGCAGTTGCCGCGGATTCCAGACAGTTTGCGGTACTGTCCGGAAGCTTATAGCACGGAAGCGTCAAAGAACTATCCGGCAATGGTTTGGCTGTTCCGCAACAAAGACGGCCTGATAACCGGATCACACACAACATTCCTTGAAAATATCGGCGGCATTTATCGTAAGGCAAAGCTGAAAGTTGCCAAGAGAATGAACGGAACGACGCGCTTTTCGTTTATCAGTCTTGGACGCGGCGAAACAGGCAAAAGCTTGACACAGCCAAATCACGGCGAACGCTTGATGATTTGCGAGGGAATAGAAACGGGGCTGTCTTTGGTTCTGGCGTTTCCGAAAGAGCGCGTTCTGGCGGCCGGGTCCGTCAGCAATATCAAGAATATCAGGCTTCCGGCAGACATTAAAGACGTGTCGATCTGTATGGACAACGACGGCGATAACGCGCCGACGTTAAAAGCATATCGGGCGGCCGCTGACGCTTTCAGAAAGGCCGGAAAGAGCGTCTTCCGGTTCTTGCCGCAACATAACTTCAACGATTTCAACGACTGGCTGACGGCCGATAAAGCCGCGATTTCAGCTTATATAAGCGGAGCGGCTTCCGGCGAGGGGGGCAACGATGACGTACCTTTCTAAAATCCCCGCGCCCAAATTGGATTTCTTAAAACCGTTTTGCCTGATTTGCGACGCAATTTTTGCGGGTGTGGCGGTATTTGTGACGGCAAAAACGGCCGGATTCCTTGGTTGTGACGCTGTGGCGTGTGACGCACGCTTTTCGTGTGCGTATGCGTATAGCGGGGGCGCAGGGGTGCGCGCCCGCGTGCGTGTATATATACGCGTGTTGTTACTGTCACATCGTCACATCTTTCACATAAATAAATATGTATTTGATTTTATTATGTTTTTTTGTGGCATTGTGGCCGTGGCGGTTGTGGCGGTCGGAAAATAATTTTTTATTGGGTGAAAATTATGAGCGAAAAGACAGGAAAAGCATTGGCGGAGCAGAGATTGACCGAAAATTTACCGGTCAGGCCGGAGGAACAGCCTGCATTTGATTTTCTTTTTGACGGTTTTCAAATACCAAAATCGCGGAACGCAAGAATAAAACTGGCGCAGGACGTCAGAAAACGCGCTGTAGGACGTCCAAAAGGAAGTCGCAATAAGTCTTCTCTGGCTAATCGGGAATACTGCCAAAAAGCCGGTTATATGTCGGCTCTGGATATTGTCGGTTCCAGGGCGTCTATGGGTATCGCCGAATTGGCCGCGATAGAGGGGCTTGATATGCCGACCGCCGCTGCGCTCTGGAAGTTCTGTGTTGAACTTTATGCCAAATATACCGAAAAGCCTATGCCGCAGCAGGCGGACGTGAATATCAACGAACAACGGCTTGTCGTCGTCAAAAAATACGCTGCCGAAGATGAATCTGGCGTAACGATAGAAACGGCGGATTTCCGCGAAAAATCAGAGGATCAAGATGATGAAGTTTAACGTCTGCAAGTTTAACGTCCGCCGAAAAATCGCAGGAATCCGCCGTTTCGTGTGGAACGGTCTTCTGATTTGGAATCAGAAGACCGCCAGTTTAAGGAGCGTCTTCGACGCTGTTTTTTACACCGCCGCGCCCCCCGGCCGCTTCGCAGTCGGTTTCATCGTAAGTCGTTCACGGATCAGCCCCGATTTTCGTTTTCGGGGGCAGGCGGAAAATTTTTTTAAAATTTATCGGGCGTCGGGGGAAGCGACGGCGTTCAAGCTGCCGAAAAGCACCCGTTCGCAAGAACGCGCGGGCGGCAGGGTGGCGCCGCAACTCTCGGCGGGGATTGGATTTGTGTAGAAAGGAAAAAGAAAATGTCAGGCGTCAATAAAGTGATTTTAATCGGAAATGTCGGCCATACGCCGGAAATCAAAATGACGGATAGCGGCAACAAGATCGCGTCGTTTTCCATAGCTACTTCCGAAACGTGGAAAGACAAGGCAACAGGCGAACGCAAGGAAGCGACGGAATGGCACAAAGTCGCCGTTTTCAATCAGGGCGTCGTCAAAGTCGTTGAACAATTCGTTAAAAAAGGGACAAAGCTGTATTTGTCGGGGAAGCTGAAAACAAGAAAATACACCGGAAAGGACGAAATAGAGCGTTCTGTTACGGAAATCGTTATCGGCGCGTTCGACGGCGAACTGGTTTTATTGGACGGAAAGGACAAAGCGGGCGCAATTCCAAGCGTAAGCGAAAACGATTATGACGGCAAAACAACCGGCGCGGATTATATGCGGGCGAAAAACGGGGAAATGTCTCGCACGCCAGCCGATTATCCCTTTAACGACGATATTCCGTTTTAGGGCGGGGCGGTTCCCGCGTGGCAGGATTTTATCCCCCGCCGGGAGGGCGTTTTCCCCCTACGGGCAGTAGTTTGAACGCAAGAGGTTTGTTATGAACGTAAATGAAAATCTGGAAGAAATACGAAAACTTGATCCATTCGGTGAAAAATGGGATTTTGCGGCCGATGACGCGGCTAAAAAAGCCGAAAGCGAAAAAATCGCCGGCCAGTATAACGATTTGACAAAGGCCGGAATCGGGACAAGTGGCAAGGCTGCTTCGGGAAACGGCAACGATTCTCGAAAGAAATGGGCTTATCAGGATAAAGACCGCTGGGGATTGCCGAAAGAATGTATCGTTCAGCCGTTGGGAAGCCGCGGCCGGACAATGTATTTCCTAAATGACGGCTATGAATTTATCGAATGTAAAGATACAGAACTGGGAAGTGCGTTTATCGTCAAGCTTTTCGGGGAACAATGCGAAAGGCTGTGGGAATTCTTTCCGAAGTTTGATAAGGACGGAGAGATCAAAACATACACAACCGATTATGATGCGACGCGGGCGCGAAATGCGCTTGTAAGGGCGTGCGCTTTGAAAAACAAGGAATACGGCCTGTTTAATCCGACGCATAGGCTTCGGGCGAACGGCGCGTGGGTCGATGACGACGGGAATCTGATCTACAATTACGGTGACGAGGTTGTGAAAGTGATCGGGCACCGCGAAGAACACTATGCCCCCGGAAATATCGGAATGTATGTGTATTCACGCGGGGAAACGTTAAGAAAGCCTGCGCCGATTGAATGCGACGACTGGACGAGCGTCCAAAGATTTTACAAGGATTTGCAGACGTGGAACTGGGTTGAATCGTTCGCGGCAAAACTGTTTTTGGGGTGGGTCGCGGAAAGCTTCATCGGCGGCGCGTTGGATTGGCGCGGCGTTATTTGGGTCAACGGCGACGCGGCAACCGGTAAATCAACGCTGACGGAAGAAGTGCTTTCCGGTCTTTTCGGCGACGGATTATTGACAACGGCAAATTATACGGAAGCCGCCGTCCGGCAGACCGTAGGTGCAAGCCATTTGCCAGTCGCGTTAGACGAATTAGAGCCGGGGGCAAATATTCAAAAGCAGATCGCTTTGGTCGAATTGGCCAGACAGGCGGCGAGCGGCTCTAAAGGGTTTCGCGGCGGTCAGGACCATAACGCCGTGCAATTTGAATTAAAAAGTTGTTTTGCTTTTTCTTCTATCAATCTGCCGCCGTTGAAAGTGCAAGACAGGCAACGTATCGCCATATTGAATTTACGGACATTGACTAACGATGAAAAACCGGACACAAGCCCCGCACGTTTAAGAAAGGTCGGCGCGATTATCCAGCGCAGAATGTTAAACGGGTGGAGTAAACTTAAAGAAATAATCGAATTATACCGTGAAGAATTTTTAAAATATACAGGCGATTCCCGCGTCGTTAAAGTTTATGGAACGATGTTGGCGTGCGCTGATTTGGTATTGACCGGAGATTTCGATTTTGAAAAAGCGGCGGATACCGTAGAAAAAATATGGAAATACGTTGATCAAGTTAAGCAAGAGGGCGGGACGAACAGTTCCAAGTGCGTCGAATGGCTGTTGAGCTTTACCGTCCGCGAATATTCCGGCGGAACCGTGACAACGATAGGCGATCTGATAGAACAGGCGTTAGCTCCGACAGATAACGATTTTGCAAGAAAAGCGTTAATGCGGCATGGAATGAAAATTGTTGAAGAAAAACACGATCTTATCGAAAACAATATCGGATTAAAGAACGTCAAAATGCAATGGCTATTTGTGGCGAACAGTCATCAGGCTCTTTGCAATATTTTCCAAAATACAGACTGGGTAGGCGTTGCCGGAGCAACCGGCGGCTGGATCGGTGCGTTATCAAATTTGGAAGGGGCTCAAAAATCGACAAAGAATGTTCGGTGCGGCGGTTGGAGCGGTCGCGGAATTTTAATTCCGGTGCAATCGTTGAAGTTCAATACTAACGAGGAGATGATGTAATGATTTTAATACGTCTGAATAATCGCGGAAAACTAGGGGTTAATCCTTATCTTGCCGCCCGCCGCTTCGCTGCTGCAATGATGTTTTTAGGCGATTATGAAAGATCGTGTTTCGCACAACGCTATCGGTGCGCGTTAAATCGTGAAATCGGCGGCGGGAAAAAATGCGGGGACGGCGACGCCGGCATAATGGACGCAAGCGACAGGTATTTAGACGCTTTACGTCTGTTGAAAGAAAGGAAAGTGGCTGAAATATGCCGGTATGTCATCATCGACGACAGAAATCCTAAACAGATTTTAGGAAATAACGCGGGCGCAGCGCGTTATAAAAAGTTTTATGAAGACCTATGTACGGGTTTGGACGTTTTAATATCGTTTTATGGGGTGTGACAATGAGAATTAAAAAGAAAGATTTAATAACTATTCAGAAAATCGGCAACGTTGTGATGACTGGTATCAACGAAGAAGCGTTCAAAGAATTGACGTTAACCGATTATAAAAAAATATCGCAGGAACTGACGCGGATCGTTGATTTTATTGCGGCTCGCGTCGAAAAAAGCAATGCATAAAAAGCTGCTTGCGCCGTAGACTTTTTTCGTCTATGATTTTGATACAGTCGTAAAAGACTGTGCGTTCAAACTTTGGCGATTGCTGATGAAGCAATCGCCTTTTTGTTCGGACTTCTCCCTTAAACAAATTAACGCCGTTCAAAGGTCGCTTTGAGCGGCGTATTTTTTAGGAAAAACAATGCCGATTGAAATGCCGAACGGTTGGAATCCCCGTCCGCATCAAAGAAATTTGTGGAACTATCTGGAACGCGGAGGAAAGAGAGCCGTCGCGGTATGGCATCGCCGCGCGGGAAAAGACAGCCTGTCCGTCAATTTCACGGCCGCTCAAATGGTCGAGCGCGTCGGCGTATATTGGCACATGTTGCCAACTGCAAAACAGGCCAGAAAAGTCGTCTGGGCCGGCGTGGACAGGCAGCAAAGAAAAATCATAGATCAGGCATTCCCGCCCCTTTTAAGAAAAAGAATGAACGATCAGGATATGTTGATCGAGCTTGTCAACGGGTCGGTGTGGCAATGCGTGGGATCGGATAATTACAACGCTTTGGTCGGTGCGAACCCCGTGGGCGTCGTTTTTTCGGAGTATTCGTTGACCGATCCGGCGGCGTGGGAATATATCAGACCGATTTTACGTGAAAACGGCGGGTGGGCGATTTTCATTTTTACGCCGCGCGGCAAAAACCACGCATACGATTTGTTCGAAACGGCGCGGCAAAATCCGAATTGGTTTTGCGAAAAGCTGACCGTCGATGATACGGGGATCATCACGCCGGAAGGCATAGAGGAAGAACGGCGGTCGGGAATGGACGAAGATTTGATCCAACAGGAATTTTATTGTTCTTTCGACGCGGCGGTAAAGGGAACGTATTATTCCGGCCTTATGGCCGCCGCACAAAAGGACGGGCGGATCGGCGATGTTCCATATTTGACCGACCGGCCTGTTTACACGGCCTGGGACTTGGGAATCGGCGATGCAACGGGGATCTGGTTCTGGCAGGAAGACGGATTCTATTTCAACATCATAGATTATTACGAGGCAAATGACGTTGGGTTGAACACTTATCTGAAAGTGTTACGGGAAAAAGGCTACACTTACGCCCCTAAACACGTTTTTCCGCACGACGTCAACGTTCGCGAACTGTCGAGCGGAGACAGCCGGAAAAAGATTTTGGAGCGGTCGGGCTTCGGCGTCAAAGTCTGCCCGAAAGAAAGCGTCGATGAGGGGATCGAAGCGGTCAGAAACATTCTGCCGCGTTGTCGTTTCGATGAAAAAAAGTGTGTCCGCGGCATAAGGGCTTTATCCGAATACCATAAGAAATGGAATGAGAATATGAAAGATTATCTGCCAACGCCGTGCCACGACTGGACGAGCCATGGCGCAGACGCGTTCCGGTATTTCGCGCTATGCGCGGGAAGAAAAAAAGAAAACGGTTGGAGCTTCTTTAAGCCGCGATCCGCCGCATATGACCCGTTGGAGGAATACTGATGTTAATTTTCAAAAACAAAATGGCTGCGAAATACAAAAAGGTTTTCGATAACGATGACGGCCAGACGATTTTAGCCGATTTGATGAGGCGCGCTGGAATGGTCGGAAAAGTCGCTGCGACAAAGAAAATGTCAAAAGGCGAGCTGGCCTTTTGGGAAGGCAAGCGCGCCTGTGTGTTGGAAATTATTCAGCAGCTGGGCGTGAACGAAAGTGAAATGGTCAATTTGTATGTGAAAGGACAGGACAATGGACAATGAAGATCAGAACTCCCCGTTCGGGGAAAACGCCGTCCCGGCGGGGGAAGGCGGTGAACGGGATTGGCGGCAGGGATTGAGCGAATCAATCCGTGACGCGGAAGAATTTAAAGACTTTAAAAGCGTTGAAGAACTGGCTAACGGCTATCTTGCCGCCCGCCGCTTCGCTGTCAGCGGTGATTTGACGCCGAAAACACCGGAAGAGGAAAATACATTTTTCGCCAAGATTGGACGGCCGAAAGACGAAAATGGCTATTCGTTCAATTTGCCGGAAGAACTCGCAAAGGATAATGACGTCAAGGCTTTGTTTGACGTTTTAAAAAAAAGCGCATTTGCTGGAAATGTTACCGACAGTCAGTTCACCCGTCAGATGAACGCTTTTATGGACACAGTTCGGAATTTGGAAGCGCAGGAAAAACAGTTGGTTTATTCACAACGCCAAAAGGTTATGGAAGATTACGCTGCGAAATGCGGAGAAAATTTCAAACCGAAAATGAACGATCTGAACACGATTTGCCGGTCGGTCGGCGACGAGTTCGTGGAACACTTGATTGAAATGGGAGCTGGTCACGATCCGGTCGTTATCGAGGGGCTTTTGAAATTGGGAAGCGGCTATGTCGAAAAAGAGGGCGGGCTTTACCGCACGGACGGCGGCCGCGTTTTGACAAACGGGGAAATCGACAGGGAAATAGCGCAGATCAGAGCTGATAAAGCCTATACCGATGCAAACGATCCGCGCCATACGTCTTTGGTCAATCGAATGACCGCTTTGATGCGGACAAAATTCCCGTCGAACGGATAGTTCCCCCTACGGGTAGTAGTTGAACGCGCAGGATTTTGACGACCTTTTTTTTGTGTTGTCTTTTTATGGAGAAAATGAAATGAGCCGAGAAGTGGAAACGAGCTTTGTCCAGCAATTCACGGGGAACGTGATGCTGCTGACGCAACAAAAAGGAAGCAAATTGCGAAAATATGTCGATATCGAACCGGTGAAAGGCGAATACGCCTTTGTCGAACAGATCGGGCAGACCGCCGCGAGAGTTAAGGAATCGAGGCACGGCGACACGCCGGTCATGAACACGCCGCACGGAAGACGGCGTTTATCGCTTGTCCCCTACGAATGGGGGGATCTGATCGATAACGCCGACAAGGTGAGAATGCTGATCGATCCGACGAGTCCTTACGCGATCGCCGCCGCCATGGCGATGGGGCGCGCGATGGACGTTGAAATCTATGACGCCGCGTTGGGAACGGCGTATTGCGGCAAAAAAGGCGAAACGCAGATCGTTTTGCCGAATAAGCAGAAAATCGCCGCGGGCGGAACGGGCTTTTCGTTCGCGAAACTGGCTAAATTAAAGCAGATGTTCGACGCGAACGATGTTGAGGAAAATGACCGCATTATCGTTTACACGGCGCAGCAGTTGAACGATTTGCTGAACGACGAAAAGGCGACCAGTCAGGAATACAACGCGGCGCAGGTTTTGCGGCGCGGCGAAATCGACGAATTCATGGGATTTAAATTCATTCAGGTCAACGGCGTGCGCGACGACGGGACGAAAATCGTCAAGGCGACGGGAACAACGCGTCATTGCATGGCGTTTTCCAAAAGAGGGCTGAAGCTGGGCATCGGCGAAGACATCGTCGGAAAAATCGCCGAACGAAACGACAAGAGCTTTGCGACGCAGGTCTATTACGAAATGATGATCGGTGCGTCGCGAATGGAGGAAGAATGCGTCGTTCAGTTCGATTGCGCCGAGGCGTAGGTCAACAATTCGAGAAAAAGAGGTTAAAAAATGAGTACACATAAGAGCGCATATATTACAAAGCTTGAAGCAGGCGAAGCGATACACGGCGATATTTGCGGCGGACATGTCCGTTTGTATCGCGCCGTCGTCGATCTGGCCGTAATCACGGTTGCAAGCGGCGATGTTGTTCAGATGTTAAAACTGCCGAACAAGGGACAGCTGATCGCCGCGCGTTTCGGTTCAACCGTGGCATTGGGGACAACGACGGTTAAAATCGGGACGACGGACGACGACGACGCTTTCCGCGCGAGCGCGACGAAGACTGATCTCAAACCAGAAGAAATGATGTTGCCGTTCGTCGAATGTTCCGGCCAGACGGTCGTTTTGACCGCTGCGACAGCGGCCGCGCCTGTTTCCGGCTGCGTCTATGTCGATGCTTTTGTCGCAGATGTTTAACGAAAGGAAGGGCGGGCGACCGCCCTTTCGTTTTATGTGAGGATCAGAAAATGAGCTGGGCATCAAAACAATGGAAAAGAGTTAAGAATGCCGTTTCCGATGCGGTGCGAGACGTCGGGAATGTTTTTTCCACGACGGCCAAAAACATCGAAAAAACCGGAAAAAATCTGGTTAATAATCCGTTGGCGGCGCAAGCGGCGTTGACGACAAAAAAAACAGCGGCCGCGTTGGAGGATTATGAAGACTCCGATTTTGCAAAAGGCGTTGGAGCGGCGGCAGTAGCCGCCGGAGCGTATACCGCGGGAGCCGCTGCAGCAGGGGCGGGCGAAACCGTACCTTTAGCCGCGGCGAAAACCGCGCAAACCGTGCCGTTGTCGGCAGGCGGAACAATCGGTGCGCAAACAGCCGGTGCAAGTGCGGCGGCCGGAGCAGCGCAGGCGGGCGGCGGATTGGGAACGTTGGAAGCTATCGCTCTGGCGTCGGCGGCTGATATCGGATACGGCGAATATCAGGCGTACGAAGCTGAAAAGAAATCTAAAAAAGAAGCCGAAGCGGCGGCGGAACAGCAAGCCGCCGCAGAACAGGCGGCGAAAGACGATTATAAGAAAGCCGTTAATCAAAATTATGAAAGTTATCGTCAGGCGCAAATGCAAAGCCGGTATAACTTTACGACCGAAGCGGGCGCGTTCGGCGATTACGACACAAAGCCGTTTTCGGGCCTTGATCCCGAAACAGGCGCGTTTACCAGAAAAAAACGTTATGTTTAAGAGGTGAAAAATGGCGCGGGACGTTAAAGAAGTCGCGGATTGGGTGACAGAAAAATACGAAAAACTGTCAAGCGGCAGAAAAAATTATGAAACATTATGCCAAGACGTAACAGAGTATTTTGCGCCGAACCGTGACGATTTTATCCAAAAACAGCCTGCCGGCGGCAACCGGTTGAAGCGGGTTTACCACCCGATAGGAATTGAATGCGTCGAAAAGGCGGCGGCGGATTTATACGGATTGTTGACTGACCCGAGCGGAAATTGGTTCGAATACGCTTTCGACAGTCTGCAACATCGAATGAGCCCGTCAATGATCGTATGGCTGCGCCGCCAGAGCGAGATCGTTTTTGAAAAGATGTATGCGTCCCGCGCCCGCGCCGCCGAAGCGATAGCCCGAACCTATTACGACGATTTGACGTATGGAACGAGCATTTTATACATTTCCTGGAACCGGCGGGATAATTGCCCGCTGTATCAGAATTTGCGTTTAAGCGAATGTTTCTTTTCGGAAGACGAAGCGGGGCGGCCGGACACGATGATCCGGCTGTTTGAAATGGACGTCAAAGCGATCAAACGGCTTTATCCCGCCGCCGTTTTGCCCGATAATATCAAAAAGGAAATCGAAAAAAACGAAACGGGAAACAAGCACAAAATCATACACGCCGTTTTCCCGAACGACGAGTATTCACAGAGTTTAAGCAAAAAGCCTTTTGTCAGCATGATTATGTTGAAAGAGGACAGAACCGTTTTGGAAATATCAGGATATGACGAATTTCCGTTCGCGATCACGCGTTGGGAAACAGCCCCCGGCGAAGTGTGGGGCAGAAGCCGCGCGATGACCGCGCTGCCGGACGTCAAATCGTTACAGCTGATGACGAAAGAAATGCTTGAATCGGCGCAGTTGGCCAACCGGCCGATGATGTTTTTCAAAAGCGAAGACCAGAAAATGAGCGTGCCGGTTATCCGTCCGGGGGGATATGGCGTCTATGAAGACGAACCGCCGATTCCATTCAACGCAGGGAATAATTACCGCGCCGCGTTGGAAGTCATTCAGAACATAGAAGAACGTGTCCGGCACGAATTTGCGCTCTACAAAATCAACGATCTGCAGGGGACGCACCGGACGCGTGAAGAAATCCTTCAAAGAATTTTGGAGGGAACGCGGCTGCTTGGCCCGATAGCGGGACGGCAGATGACGGAAAAACTGGACGTCATTTTATTGAGGACGTTCAATTTATGCGTTCGCCACGGCGCAATCGAACCGCCGCCGGAAGACGTGCCGTTCTTTGATTTAAAAGTAGTTTATAATTCGCCGATTGCAAAAATGATGAAATTTGAACGCGCCGGACGGTATGAACAGGCTTTCGGGTCAATGGCTCCGTTTATTCAAATCAATCCGCAGGCGGTTGACAATCTGGACGTTGACGGCATTTTGCGTGAAATCGCGCAAATATTCGGCGTGCCGGAACTGTTGAAACCCTATGAAGAAGTGATCCAACAACGCCAGATCGCCGCGCAACAGGCCGCGCAAGCGCAAAACGTCGCCGATGCCGGGGACGCTTTGACCTTGCAAAATATGCAAAATCAAATCCGGGGAGGCGGAAATGGCTGATCTGTTTTCCTTTGAAAACGCGGAAAATCTGTCCGGCACGGAATGGGCCGTCGCCGGAACGAATTATTTAAAAAACGTCCTGCAAAACATCGCGCAAGTCAACGCCGCAAAAGCTAACCTGAAAAGAATACAACAGAACGCGGCCGCCACGTTGGAAGCGACGGAATACAACATTGGAATCAACCGCCGATCCGCCGAAGCGCAAGCAGCTGAACGCGCCGCGTCCTACGCCGGTTCGGGTATGCGCGTCGCCGATTTTATGGATGTGGAAAGAAGCGCGGCTTTGAATTTTGAAAGAGACGTCGCGGTCTTGCGCGAACAGACGCGGGATCAGGTTTTTGCCGATATAAAAGACGCGATTAAAGCCAAAAAAGAAGCGAAAAAAGGCGCGGTTCGCGGGTCGTATCTGTCCTTGGCCGGCGGGCTGATCGGAGCATACACCGGAAACGCGGGCGTAATGAAAGCCTTTTCGGATTCGGGCAACGCAATCGGAAACAGTTTGAGGAAGTGAAATGAGGGTTCAAACATCATCTTTTATGAAGACGCCGGTTGTACGCGCCGCCGACCAAAGGGCGCAGGACAGGCCGGAATATCAGGCAGCGCAAGGGATAGAACAGGCGAATAACGCCGTTGACGGAATCATCATGCGTTCCCAAAGATTGGCCGCCGTCGCCGATATGGCGGAGTTGAAAACGGGATTGTCCGCGTGGATCACGGAATACGAAAATAAGGGCGGCGATTTTACAGCCCTGCCCGCCGAATTGAACAAAGAAATCGACAACCGAATGAAAGCGTTGCGCAACAAAGGCGGATATTACGCGCAGGCCGTCGAAGAAGAATATCCGTTGATGAAGGAACGGTTGGCCGCGAAAGCACAGGACGCCGTTGTATCGCGGGCGTTGTCGCAGGCGCAGGAAAGCGCGGAAAAGCTGATCGCCGAAAAAAGCGCCGATATTTTGACGCATCCGCAGGATTGGAGCCGGGCGGCGGACGAAATCGAAGAGAGGCTGAAAGACGCGTTCATCGCGCCGGACAGAAAGAACGCGCTGATCAGGGACGCAAGGCACAAAATCGCCAAAGGCGCCGCTGTCCAGTTGGCAGGCACAGATCCCGACGGAACATACAAAACGTTGCGCGAAACAGACCTGTTCGCCCGTGATTTGAGCATTTCGGAACGTCAGGACATTATGCGCCAAATCGTTACTCAAGCAGGAAAAACGCAGACGGATTCCGTCGTTTATGCCGCTTTACACGAAAAGGCGGAACGCGGCGAAAGTATCGCGGTCGATTTGAGAAGCGCGTTTTTGTTCGGAAAAATATCGAAAGAGGATTACAACGCCTTGAGCAATTTGGCCAGAACGGTTACTAACGACGGGACGGCGAAAAACAGGGATTATTTGATACGCGCCTTGAAATCCGCCAGTTGGATTAAAACGCCGGAGCTGGAAATGGCGGAATTGGACGCGCAGAGAGAGGCCGAGACGTGGTTTCGGCAAAACAAAGACGCTGATCTGTTTGATTTGGATAACAAGATTGTGGAACTGCGATACAAATATAGGCTGTTTCAGGATTCAAATAGCGCAATGCTGCCCGAAAAAAAGAGAAAAGAAACCGTCAAGCTGTATTACTTCGCCGCGGACGGATCGTCGTATAAGAACCCAACATACGAGGGATTGCGAACAACGACGCAAGCAGTCTTCTTAAGAAAAGATTTGTCTGAGGCGCAGAAAACGCAGATTTTGCAGGCCTTAGATGTCGAAGTGGATAATTTACGGAACAAGGGGGCGAATAAATGACTGAAAGTTTTGATGTGACGGCAGAAGTCGAAAAGGCTTTCGGCGATCAGGAGAACGCGGATTTAATGGATAAAATGCGTCTGTTCGCGTTCGGAAACCGTGAGGTGATTGAAACGGACAGGCCGACGTCACCCGATTGGGGCGGCGTGCCGATCCCCGTCGCCGCGCAAGAACCGGAAAAAGAAAAAAAGGAAACGGGCGGAGAAAACCGCCCGTTTTTCATTCCCGAAGTCGAAGACAGAGAGCGCGGCGAAGGCGGCGTGTTCGGCAATGCCGTTCAAGCATCCGTCAATGGTATGATTGAAGGGGTGAACAATACGCTGGAAGCCGCGTATCAGGCCGCAAGATTCTGGGACGACAGATTCGGCGGGCGCGTTTTGCCCGACGAATTGCCGGACATTCCGAAGCCGTTCGACGTGCCGGACACGACCGTCAACGGTATCGTTTCAAGCGTCGCGCAGTTCGTTTTGCCCTTTTCCGTCGCCGGAAAGGCGATGAGCGCCGCAAAGTTGGGGACGAACGTCGCCGCTTCGTTCCCCAAGGCGATGAAGGTCGTCAGACCGATGATACAAGGCGCAATCGCCGATTTTTCAGCTTTCGACGCGCACGAAAGCCGGTTGAGCAATTTAATCCAGAGCGCGCCCGTTTTGAAAAATCCCGTGACGGAATACCTTGCCGCAAACGATAATGACGGGCAGTTGGAAGGCCGGTTCAAAAACGCCGTCGAGGGAATTGGTTTGGGAGCGTTGACGGACGCTTTCGTTAAAAGCGTGAAAGCCGTCAAAGCCGCCCGCGCCGCCAAAGCGAAAGCCAAAGCCGAAGGATTGAAGGACGTCGCGGATCTGTTCGTTCCCAAAGTCGAAAAAGAGGATTTCGCCGCATTGGGCGACATCGACGCCGACGTCGTCGGTAAAGCGAAAAGAGACGTCTTCGTCAACGAGGAAGTCGCTGAAACGGCCGCGCGGTCGCAAAAAGAAAACATAAAAGATTTGATAAATCCCGATTTCGACAAGGAAACAGACCGGTTGTTCGAAATCAGAGCCGAGGGGAAAAACGTTTCCGCAACGGCCGACGTCGGAAAAGTATCCGAAGAGCTCGCCTTTCTGGCGCAAAAAAATATTTCAATCGATATTTCAAGGTTCAGGCATAATATCGATACAAGTTCCGTCGGACACGTCAAAAAAAATCACGGAAACGCGGTCGTCGAAGGAAAAAGGGGGCAGATCGCCGTTACGAAAGACGATTTTAAAATCGTCCCGCAAATCATTTACGATTGGGATTATATCGCTTTCGGCGCAAAGGATCCGAAAAATTTGAACCTGATCGTTTACGCGAAAAATATGCCGGACGGAAGTTCGTTATATCTGGAAGAGGTCCGGACGGGACGCAAAACGCTGACGACGAAATCTTTGAGAAAATATAAGACCGGCGTAAACCCTGACTCTTTTGGCGCACGTTTAAGCGACAACGTCCGGGGCGATACCGGTCACGTGACTATTATATCAAAGGGCGATTTGGAAAAAAACAGTTTTTTCCGGGACGCGCAAATAAAAGAAAATGAAAGAGTAATCAAAAGTTTTACGGATATTGATTTTAGTGCCGGAGAGGCGCCCGTTCTCTCATATGAAGTTGATGTACGTCAACCAGCAGCTGGACGGCTTTCTGTCGTCAACACTAAAAACAATATAGCAAAATCCGCCGGAAACGTCAATCCTGACGAAAAGGTTTATATCAATTTCGCCAGAATCGACGCCCCCGAAGACATTAAAAAAGTTATGGACGAATTGGCGCAGGGGGCGAAAAAGGACATCAACATCGCGCGCCGCGGTCGTCAGACGTTTGAAGAAATCAAGCTGAACGCAGAGCAGGAAGACGCCTTTAAAATCCTGACGCAACGGCGCGCCGGAGAGCCGTTGAACGCAGAACAAAGCTACGCCGCGCGGCAATTATGGGCCGCAAGCGCCGAAAAATTAAAGGAACTGTCAAAGCTCGCTTTGCAAAATCCGAGCGAGGCAAACAAGTTTATGCTGCGTAAGCAGATGGCGACGCATGCCGCCGTTCAAAAGGAAATCATCGCCGCAAGAACGGAAACCGCACGGGCTTTGGCGCAATGGAAAATCCCCGCCGGTTCGCCCGCCGAAACGTATCAGGCGATGAAAGCCGTTCTTGACGACGCGGGTGGCGATATGCTGACAAAAAAAATGGCCGAAGATATCTTGAAAATGAATGAAAAAGGATTGGTCAATGAATTGGACAAGGTGATCGAAGGCGGTTGGGGCGCAAAAGCGTTCAATACATGGAACGAAGCCCGAATAGCCGGTTTGCTGACAAGTCCGACAACCCATATCGTCAATTTCGCGTCAAACATGATGAATATCGGCGTCGCGATGGTCGATGACGTGTTTACCGCCGGAACAGCCAAAATGTTGGGGCGGGATACAAGCGCTGCCGCAACGGACGCTTTACTGCGTTTTCAGGGCGTCGTCGAAGGTCTGAAAGACGGTTTGCGCTGCGCTTGGAAAACAGTCAGAACGGGGGCGAGCGAAAATCCTTATGCCACGAAGTTCGATATGCCTCCTGCTATCCGTTCTGAAACGTACGGGTTGGACAAAGACGGTTTCTGGGGGAAAAGCGTCGATTTCATCGGTAAAATCATTCGTATCCCCTTTTCGGCTTTGGAAGCCAGCGACGATTTCGCCAAAGCCGTGCACGGCAGGGGCGCCCTTTACGTCAACGCCGCACAAAAAGCCAGAAACGAGGTGTTCAACGGAATGATCGCAAAAGACGCATTTAAAAAACGCGTCGCGGAACTGGTTGAAAATCCGGACAGCGCATTACTTGACGCCGCTAAAAGAGACGCCGCCTATCTGACATTTACCGGAGACCCGACAAAAACGACAAGGCTGTTAGGGCAGTTGGCGCAGGCAAATCCGCTGATCCGGTTCTTTATGCCGTTTACAAAAACGCCCGGAAACGTGTTCGATTTCGCCGCGCAACATTCCGTCTTTGCTCCGATCAGTTCAAAATTTCGCGCCGACATTGCCGCCGGCGGTGCACGCGCCCAAAGAGCCGTCGGACAAATGACTGCCGGTGTCGCTCTTTCCATGGTCGGTATGGATTTGGCGCTGAACGGATTGATCACCGGAGGCGGGCCTGCCGGAGCGCAACGGCAGGCTTTGATCCGGACGGGGTGGCAGCCGTACAGCGTTAAAATCGGAGATACTTATTATTCCTATCAACGCTTTGAACCCGTCGCAACGGATTTGTCGCTGATGGCGGATTTCGCAGATTTTTTAACAGCTACGCGTCACGACGATATCAATTTCGACGAAAACGACGACGCAGACGCGGCGATTATGGCCGCCATTCTGGCGTTGAAAGTCGGTAACGCCGTGTTGAACAAAACGTATATGTCCGGCATGATGGATATCGTTACCGCCGTCGCAGAACCAACGGAAGGAAAAGCCAGAAAAATCGCCGCCGACGCCTTGATGTCTTTCGTCCCGTTCGCAAGCTCTTCCGTCGCTTTTTCGGGCGCCGTCGCCAGAACGACAGACCCGTTCGCCAAAGACGCCAGATCAACCGTCGATGCCATGAAAGCCGGTCTGCCGGGGTTTTCAAAAGACGTGCCGGACAGGCTGGATTTGTTCGGGCGAAAAATTTTAAGGGCAACCGGAAACACGGCTTACGATATGTTCGTTCCCGTCCGAAAATCGCCCGAAAGCCAAGACCCGATCGATAAGGAAATGTTGGCGCAGGGCGCGTTCGTCCCCATGCCGAACCGGAAAATTTCAATGCGCGGCGGCGTTATAAACCTGAAATACCGTCCGGAACTGTATAACGAATATGTCGCTTTGGCCGGTAACGAGTTCAAGATGATGGACGGGTTGGGCGCGAAAGATTACCTGAACGCCGTCGTCACTGGCAAAATCGACGTAGGTTACCAAAATATGAACGACGGCGGGTTTGACGCAGCAGGAAGCAAAGCAAACTTCATCAGAGAGGTCGTCAACGGGTACAGGCGCGCCGCGCAAGCAGAATTGGTCAGGCGGCATCCGGAGCTGTTGGTCGAACTGCACCAAAGCGTCGCCAAAAAATACGGGGCGCAATAAAAACGCCCGCGGCGGGTTATCAGGCCGCCGCGGACGCCAAAGCGGTTAACGCTTCCAAAGTTCAAGCAAAATTGCCGTCATCAATAAGAAGTAAGCAACCGCTTTTAGGTAATGTATTGTATGCAAGGAGTTTCACCTCCTTTCAGCCATAAGAACGGCGAAAAGAACTATATCAGATCAAAAAGCCTTGTAAAACAAAATCAACTGTGGTTATAATGAAGCTATACAAGGTAATGTATTGCAAGGTGGTTACACCGAATTTCAGACCGCGGACTTATCACCCGCGGTCATTTATTTTATTGACAGCGGAAGCGCGGACGGGAAAAATAAAAATTGCATAAAAAATACAGGTATCTGTCGGGAAAATGTATAGTAATTATTTTTTGAACGCATTTATCATTTTTCATTTTGTTTGTTTCGGCTTTTTTGAACCAACAATGGAACGGCTTATTTTTTGGTTGCTGAGTCTTGTTGTGACGGTTGTTCCTATCATTTGCGATTACGGGATTCCGCTGTATCCAGATGAATATATTAAACGGGTCGTTTTGCCAGGATATGCAATTATCATTTTATTCCTGTTTATCAGAAAGATGTATATAAAGTGGCTAGATGTTTTTGGAGAAAAATGTCTGGAAAACGGAAAATTCAGAGACGACAAAAAAACATCTTTTTATTTTTGGTTATCTTATCGTGACGGAAATTTTTTCGTTCAATTATTGTGGCCGGCGTTACTGGTTTTATCTTTGTATTTAAGCGGATACAGAGGGTATCAAAGCTATACCGAAGAACAGCAGTTGGCTTACTTTGAATCTTTCCCCGAAAAAAGAAAAATTCGCCTTTGTAAAAAATGGTATAATTATATGGAAGGTGAGTTGTATGAAAATTGTCAATGTTCTAAAATTACAGGAAAAGAATTAGATTGGTATTGACAGCGGAATCAGAGGTTTGCTATCGTTGTCGTTGAGGTTAAGAACTCAACAAACAACGGTCAACGTCCCGTCAGCACGCCTTTTTTATGCCCGAAATTTGATTTATGTCGGGAGGGCGGCGGATATATTGAAGAAGCCCACGTGATTGTTTGCACGTTCTTAACCTCCCGACGCCTGCCGGTTGCAGGTTCCTTGTAAGAAAAGGCAAACAATCATGACAGAAGAAGAAAAGAGATATGTTGCGTTCGGCGAGCTTGTCGCCGCTGCGTACAACGCGTTTATTGGTAACGACGCCCGCATTCAAGATTTGATACATGATTTGAACGGAACGCGGATTGAAGCCGATATGTGGCGGAAAGCCTATGGACAATTGGCGGACGATTACAACGTTTTGTCGGAAAAAGCCGAAAAGGCGGGGGTGTTGAAATGAACGACATTCAGGTATTTGATTTTGAAGACAACGCCGTCCGCGTTATTGACAAGGACGGCGATCCGTGGTTCGTCGCGGCGGACGTGGCGCGGGTGCTGGAATTTAAAGATGCACGTGATGCCTGTCGCTGTCTTGATGATGATGAATCTGCTCCGCACATTATGCGGTGCAGGTCAGAAAATGGGGTTGAACAAAACCGTGAAATTAAAATTATCAACGAGAGCGGGTTGTATCATCTGGTGTTGGCCAGCCGCAAGCCGGAAGCGAAGAAGTTCCGCAAGTGGGTGACGGCGGAGGTGTTGCCGAGCATTCGCAAGACGGGAAGTTATGATTTAAGGGCGGGCGGTGATTTTTCCGCCCTGCCCGACAGAGCGATGCAACAATGGATAAATTTAATCCGCGAAACGCGGTTGCTGTACGGGCGCGCCGCGGCGCGGGAATTGTGGGAAAAGTCGCCCTTGCCAGCCGTCGCCGTTCCCGAACGCGACGATTTGCCGCAAAACGACGATTTCGACGGCGGGGAAGCCCGAAAATGTCTGGAAATCGTTAAAAACGCCCTGCCCGAAGCCGAAAGGGCGGGCGCAGCGCGGTTCGTTTATAAAAACGGGTCGAAATGGCTGTTCGTGCCGAACTCGCACCCGTTCTGGCTGGGCGTGTTTAAAAATACACCATTCGCCGGCGGCGCGTACCGGGGAGCCCTTATCCGCGCCGGAGCCGTCCGGTCGCAAAAAAGCGTCCGTATCGGCCGCTGGAGCGGCCGCGGCGTGCTGATTCCCAATGAGATATAACAGAAAAAACATGTCAAGTTATTTTTGATTCTTTTTGACATTATTAATTTATTTTTGTTATAAAAAGTCATTCTATGCAAAAAAAATACAAGGAATGGCACAAAAATGTTGGTTGAGGTTAGAATTTCAAACTTTCGTTCATTTAAAAACGAAGTCGTTTTGTCTATGGAACCCTACACGTTAAACGGAAAAAAGAAAAATCTGATCGAAACGTCGTTTCACAAAGTGCCGTATGTGTTTAAAAGTTTGGGATTGTTTGGTGCAAACGCTTCGGGTAAGACGAATGTTATTCGTGTTTTCGCATATTTGAAATATCTGATGAATATCGGAAGCAGTCAGAAAAAAGACGATCGGTTTATTGACGAACGGTATAGATTTTCGGAAGAATTTTTAAAAAAGCCGACGCATATCCAAATCAAATTTTTGAAAGGTTCGATTTTGTATGAATATGCGATTAGTCTGACTGCGGAAAAAATTTTGGAAGAAAGCGCTTTTTTCAGCGATTTGTCTGCAAGCGCAAGAATAAATCGTATTTTTACCAGAAAAATCAATGAAAATGATTCTTATGATTTTTCTTTATCAAAAGGCATTAAGAAATCATGGGGGAACGAAGTGTTGCCTCAACGTGTTTTTTTGGCGGATATGGTAAACAACCGTAAGGCTGATAAAAAAGAATTATTGGATATTTATAATTTCATTCAAAAAGATGTTTTTTTGGTAGAATCAAAAGAAGTCTTGTTTAATACAGTCGTAAAACGAATGATTCAGGATGACAAGGTGAGACAAAGGGTCGTCGCTTTTACAAAAGAAGCTGATCTAGGATTGCAAGATATAATTTTCAGACCGGTATCCAAGGAAGATTTTTTTGAGGAATTTGAAAAAAGAAATATTGATCTGACAAAAAAAGAAGAATTGTTTAACAAAATGCATCCGGTTGAGGTAATCGCGTCTCATAAAACGGAAGAAGGCGAGGTGGTGCATACTGACTTTTCTTTATCAGAGTCTGCCGGAACGCAGGCCTATTTCGCATTGTCCGAAATAGTCTTAACTGTTTTAAAAGAGGGAAAGATTTTACTGATTGATGAATTGGACAGTGAGTTGCACCCCTTTTTGGTGAAAAAACTGGTTAATCTGTTTAATAACGGCGAGACGAGTGCTCAACTGATTTTTACCTCTCACGCTCATTATTTAATGGACGGAGAAACATTGACGCGTGATCAGATTTGGTTCACATCTAAAGAAAACGGATTTTATACGGATTTGTATCCTTTGAGCGATTTCGGAGACAAAAGAATCGATTTGGATTTCTATAAATCATATCTTCGAGGTATATACGGCGCTGTTCCGCGCATTATGGAGTCTTGATATGCCAAGAACATTTAACAAACGCCAGAAACGTAAAGTTTATTTATTCTGTTGTGAAGACAATAAATCTTCGCGGATTTATCTGAATGCCGTTAAATCGGCGTATGGCGTTAATATTCAAACCATAACAAGCGGAGATATGAGACCGGCAGCATTACGAAAACGATTAAAGCGGGAAATAGACAGTTATAATACAGGGGAAGTCAAAGAAGGGTTTTGCTTGTTTGATCGTGATGAATTATCCGTACCAGAATTTAAACAGGAAACAGAAAAAACACATTTTACCTATAAAAAAGTTCCTGTATCAGCTGCAGTTTCATCACCTTGTTATGAATATTGGCTATTGTTGCATCTAAGGAAAACAGATAAGGGCTTTCATTCATCGCATGAATGTTGTGAATGTTTGAAAAATGAGATTAATCGCCAAAATAATTTGGATTTATCTGTGGAAGAAATGAAAAAACGAAATGATATTTTTACGCTTGTCGGAGGAAAAGAAGGATTGCAAAGGGCAATTCAGAATGCAAGAAGCTATGCGTATTATTTGAGCGGTACTCCTTATACAAATATGCATGATGTTATAGAGGGAATTTTAAATCAAAATAATCAGTTTCCATAGACACTTGACGCTCAGACGTTTTTTTCGCATAATAAGAACATAATCAAGTTCGTATAACAGCCGCCTATTTTAGGCGGCTTTTCTTATGGAAAAAAGCCAATGAACAAAATCGAAATCGTCAACCACGCCTTGACGTTGTTAGGTGAAGCTGCTGTCCTGTCGCCAGAGGGGTCGGAAGCCGTAAACCGCGTTTATGATACTGTTAAAAAAAAGTTGTTGCGTTCCTATCCCTTTTCTTGCGCCAAAAAATTATACGTCCTAAATCCGCTGACCGAAGAACCGGAATTCGGTTTTTTGCACAAATACCAGATTCCGAACGAGTGCTTGCGGATCAATCCGCAGTTCTTCTCCGAAAACGGCGGCATACGCGTCGGTCAATGCGTCTTTTCGGACGCCCGGGAAATGCGCTTTGTCGGAATCTGCAACGTCAGCGAAGACCAGTTAGACCCCGATGTTTCTACAATACTTGCTTATGATCTAGCTATAGAAGTGTCATTAGGGCAGACAAGCAAAATTGAATTAAGGGATACTCTGAAAGGCGAACGGGCACGGCTGTTCGCTGAAGCTAAAGCAAACTCGGCGCAAGAGAGCGTTCCCGAAAAAGTCAGCTATGAATGTTCGTGGTCGTATCGATAGAGGTTCACCATGGCGATAATCAGCTGCATCAAATCAATGAACGGCGGCAAGTTTTCCCCGCTGTTAAAAGGCCGCGACGAATACGTCGCGTCGTGCAAAACACTGATGAATATGATCCCGACTGTTCAAGGCCCGTTAAAGCGGCGTGGCGGGACTAAATACGTCGCAGACATCACGGGTGCGGTCAGGATCGTCCCGTTCGTTTTTTCGCCAGTGCAAGTCTATCTGTTCGTTTTTTATGCCGATAAAATAGACATTCTGCTAAACGGCGCGGCGTATGCGTCACTGTCCGTTTCATACGCCGCTGAAGACATACCGTTTATTTACATTACGCAAATCCAAGACGTGATGTATTTGGCGCATTCGGACTATCCGACTAAAAAAATCGTCCGATCGGTAGTTGATGGGGCGGCTTCGTTCGCAATTAGCGAGGTAGAGTTTACAAACGGCCCGTATCTGGACGAGAACATAACAGATATTACCGTCAGCGCGTCGGGAACAACCTTGACGACAAGCGCGGCACTTTTGACCGCCGCCGATGTCGGGCGGTGGATTCACTTTGAAACCGTCGATAACGGAACGACAAAATGCGCCGACGCTAAAATAACGGCCGTGGCAAACTCGACAACGGTTACAATCGGAAACATAAGCGGCGAGTTCCACACGGGCATTGCGACAAAAATGTGGCGGCTTTCGCCTTTTTCGGCCGCCTTAGGTTATCCCGAAGCCGTCTGTTATCATCAAGAAAGACTTTACGTCGCAAAGTCCGGCCGCGTTTACGCGCCCGTTCAATCCGGCGGAACAAACTTTCTGATTAAAAAACCGGACGGGACGGTTCTTGAAACGCACGGATTTTCCGTCAATCTGGCCGTTGAAAAAGGCGCGGATATTTATTGGTTGACGAGTTCCGAAATGTTGATGATCGGAACGCTGTCCTACGAATACGGAATCACTTCCGGTACGTTCGGCTACGCCGTCACTCCGACGAATAAAAAGCCCGTCAAAGCCTACGACGTCGGTTCGTGCGCGTTAAAACCCGAAACGACGGACGACGGGATCGTGTTTGTCGATCTTTACCGCCGGAGCGTTCACTTTTTACGCTATTCCGCTGTTTATGAAAACTTTGAAAAGTCAGAGTTAACAAAGTTCAATCCCGACATCACGCGCGGAAAAATTAAAGAAACCGCTATGTGTCAGAGAAAGACGCCCGTTTATTGGGCTTGTTTGCAAAGTGGAAAGCTGATCGGTTGTACGCTGTCCATAAAAGACAACGTCGTAGCGTGGTTCGACGCGGACGTGTCCGGCAAAGTCGTTTCCCTTTGCGCTCTGCCGGATATGGCCAAAGAGCGGGACGATCTGTATCTGGCTGTAAAACGCGAAATCGGCGGTATTACTAAAACATATCTTGAAAAAATGACCGAAGGCTTGCCAGAAGCCGATGAAAACGCCGTTAATGCGGTTTATGTCGATTGCGCGAAAGAAATCGATTTGGAACAAGAGCAAACGGAAATTACCGGATTAAATTACTTGGAAGGGATAAACGTGGACATTCTGGCAGACGGCGGAGTGCAACCGTCCAAAACCGTGATGAACGGAAAAATAAAACTGCAATCAGCCGCTAAACACGTCATTGTCGGGATCGGTTATAAATCAATCGTCGAACCATCAGCAATCGTTCCGGCGGAAGGGCGCGAACGGACGATAAAACATATATCGAAAATCGAAGCGATGTTCTTAGATACGCTTGGAGGCAAGGCGGGCGTTGACGAGGCAAACGCCAGAGAGTTCGTTTATTACACCGCCAATCAGACAATGGGCGTTCCGATGAATTTGTTTTCAGGCGTGAAAGAAATAGGGACAGGCGGTAAATGGAGCAAAGAAGCAAACGTCTGTATCGTTCAGGATTTGCCTTTACCGATGACGATTCAGGCTTTGTATGTGACAATGGAGATTTAACAGATGACAATATCAAGCGCGGTCAATAAAGTGTCTTATACGGCAAACGGGACAAGTAAAAATTTTACGGTTCCGTTTTATTTTATCTATAAGTCCGATCTTAAAGTTTATCGAATGAACGGGTACGTTCAAGAGTTGTTGACGCTTGATACGGACTACACGATCATCGGCACGCCGGAACAGCAGGACGGGTCGATTTACAGAAACGGCGGGACGGTCGTTATGTCCGCGATGCCTACCGCCGGAACACGCTTTGTAATTTTGCGCGAAGTGCCCTTAACGCAAGAAGCGGACTATCAAGAGGGGTCAACGTTTCCCGCCGCTTTACACGAATTGGCCTTAGATAAATTGACAATGGCGGTTCAACAGTTGGAAGAGAAGACCGATCGTGCCGTCACTGTCGACGTTTTTTCAGGAACAGATCCGTCGTCTCTGGTAAGCGAGATCGAAACTATTTATAACATTAAGGACGAAGTTGTTACGGTTGCGGAAAATTCTTCGCGAATTAAGACATGTTCGGAGAGTATAGCGGCGATTATTGACGCACCGAATCAGGCTAATTTGGCAAGGAACAGCGCGATTGAAGCAACCAACAGCGCTGTTACGGCCCAGCTTATGTCCGATCTGGCCAGCGAGAACGCAACGGCCGCAAGCGCATCGGCGGGCGCGGCAGAGCAAAGTGCGGCTCAAGCTGGAGAAAGTGCGGCTCAAGCTGTTGCGGCATTGTCGTTACATATTGGCGACATTGGGACGGCATTGTATGTTGATGAAACGACTTGGTTGCGTCGTAGATTGAATGGACAAGTCATTGCTATCAATGACCATACACAAGCTTTTCTAAACTATTTAAAAGGCGTTCAGACTACAAGTCCCAGTCTGTTTATAACGGAATCTAACTGGCAGAGTGAGAAGACGTTATCTAAATTAGGTCAATGCGGTAAGTTTGTCATTGATGAAACTGCTGGCACAATCAGACTTCCTGCGGTTGTTAATATCAATGGCTTAATGGACTTATCTAACTTAGGTACGCTTAGAACAGAGAGTTTGCCGAATTTCAAGGCAACCTTCCAAAGTAATCTTCAATCTGGACAAACAAATAGAGCTGCTCTTACTTGGAATCAATATGCAATAGGTACAGCTGGTATTACACCTTTAAATACAGGTTCGCTTGCTGCAAATTCAGCAGGTATAAATATAACCGGGGGATGTACTGGCTTTACAATTGATTTATCGGATTATGATGAAACCTATCAAGACGGCGCTCCTGTCCAACAGGAGGCAATCCAATACCCATATTTCATTCAGATCAATACGGGTTCTGAGACAACGTCTGACATTACAAACGAACAGAAATTGAATAATCCGTTCAGTTTCGGAGACAGTAAGTACAGCCCGATTGAATTGAATAATATTTCTTGGCTGCGCTCACGAGGACAATGGAATAGCAAAGCCGTTTATCCGGCGTATTATGATTGGTTGCTTCAAAAAAGAAACGAAGAAATTAGTACCGGATATGCTTTAAAGCAAAACGACACTGTTATAGCTTGGGTGTTGTCCGATAATCCTCAGGTTGGGGATAACTATTATGGGTATTTTCCTACTGGAAATGCTGGAGCTATTACGTCTGTATCTGGTACGACAGTCACGGTACATAATACAAATGATAATAGTACTGTATCTTTAACATTAGATGTATCCACAACGGCTCAGTTATATATTCTGCCAGAAAATGGTACGGGTTTTATAACGAAGAACGAATTGGACAACTGGAGTTATCCTTTATCTTCACCTAATTACTGCTGGGTTGTAAATACGAGCGACGAAACGTTCAGGCTGCCTGTCAAGACCCTGACGGCAAGTGGAAGTCAGGTTGTTGGTAACGGCATGACTCTTGGCTTGACGAACGGGACGCAAAATGGCGGATTTTCCTCCTATTTTAATGGAAACATTGCCCAGGCTGGAACTTGGACTGGAGCTTATGGAACGAGCGTTGGAACAACGCAGGCGGGCGATCTTATTGGAGGGACTAAAGGTGTAACAACCGATCCGACGAAATCGGGAATAGAAACGTCATCACAAGACCTTTATTTATATTTCTATGTCGGCGAAACAGTTCAAAATGCCGACCTAATTGACGCAGGTCGTATGGCTGACGGTTGGGCTAATTTTATTCCGAATAACAGTGACTTGATTGCCGGGTACGGCATGCCGTCTGGTGAGTATGTTGATTTGACTTTTGGGGCAAGCGGAAGCACATATACAGCTCCGGCCAGCGGATGGTTTCAGATTATAGTGACATGGGCGGCTGTCAATTCTTGGGTTTGGCTTAGAAATGGCAGACTATATGGTTATTGTCAAACAGGACAAAGCGGAGCAACTAAAGGCCTTGCATCCGTACAGGCAAAAAAAGGCGAAGTTGTCGAGCTGCAGTATAACGCAGTATCTGGAGATTCTTTAGTGTTTATTTATGCAGAAGGGAGCAACTAATAATGTTTTACATAAAAAAAGACAATCAAATTATCCTTGCTGATGAAAACAAACAGAGATTGGAAAACACTCTTCTGTTTAAGCCTGAACTTGCCAACTGTGAAATTAAGGAAACGGACGAAAATCATACAATCGTTGAATTTCAGCTTGTTACTTTGGAACGGAAAGCAGAGATTGACAATGAAGC